ATGAAAGAGAAAAAAGAGAATTAAATCGCCAAAGAGCAAATAGAAGGTAATATATAAGAAAAGGTTTTGTTGATTTGTGGCACAGGCTAATGTAAAACTAACAGTTGATGCTTCACAGGCCACAAGAGCATTAAAGGGTGTAAATAATCAGACTAATACTTTGCAGAGATCATTTGGCGGTTTGAAATCTGCTATTGCGGGCATTGGGATTACTGTTTTAGCAAGACAGGCTATAAATACATCAGCTAATTTTGAAAAACTTAACGTAAGACTTGGATTACTNACAAAAGCATCAGGAACTTTTGCAAGGTCACAAGAATTAGCAGCGCAGGCACAAAGAACTTTTGGTTTAAGTGCAACAGAAGCGCTCGAAGGAATAACAGATATAACAGCAAGATTACAACCTTTGGGTGTATCGGTTGACGATATTAAAACAACATTTTTCGGATTTAACACAGCGGCAAAACTGGCGGGGGCGTCAGCAATTGAAAGTTCAAACGCTTTTAGGCAATTGGCACAGGCTTTAGGTTCTGGGCGTTTACAAGGTGATGAATTTAGAAGTATATCTGAACAAATCCCAACTATTTTAAAACCTGTTGCAGATGAGCTTGGTACAACTGTCGGCGAACTTAAGAAGTTTAGTAGTGAAGGCAAAATAACAAGTGCTGTTGTTATAAGGGCTTTGAAAAAAATTGAAAACGAAGGAGGAAAATCTTTAGCAGCTTTATTAAAAAATGACCCAACGCAAGTATTTAAAAATTTAAGTAATGAAACTGAAAATTTATCAAGGGCATTTGGTGATGCTTTAGCCCCTGCCGTATTACCTGTCATCAGAGGAATTACAGAATTAACAAAAAAAATTACAGATTTTATTAATTCTGGGGCTGGCAAAGTTTCTCTTGTATTTACTGGTATTGCTGTAGCTATAAAAGGAATTACAGTTATAACCCCCCTGTTAATAGGACAATTGTCAACAATGGCAATTTCTTTTCAAACTGCCGCAATTAATTCTGCTTTAGCTTCTACAGGTTTGAAAGGTGTAGCCGCTAGTTCGTTTATAGCCGCTGGCGGAGTAACAAAATTAAATTTAGCTTTAGCGGGTTTAAAATTAGCTTTAGTTAAAACTGGATTAGGTGCGGCGATAGTAGCTGTTGGAGCTTTAACTGCAAAATTTATTGATAATAAAAATGCTACAGAGGCAAATGCAAAAGCAGCTGAAGATTTTAATAATAATTTAAAAGGTATTATTAAAACTTCAGCGGACACAGAAGCGGCTCTTAATCAAATTGCCATTGCAAACAAAAAGTTTGAAATCTCACAGGTTGGCACAGGCCAAGGTGCTAAAGGCAGATTAAGAAGACTCGAAAAAGAATTAGAAATTTTACAAGACCAACAATTCTTTTTAGATGAAGAAAAGAAAAGACAAAAAGATATTGATAAAGATAAAAAATTTAATGATCTTACTATTGCACAGCTTAAAGAAATAAATACATTAGAAAATAAACTTTTAGGAAAAACAGATGAACAACTAACTTTAGAAGATAAAATAAATCAAATTAAGAAAGAATATACTGGTGAGGATGCAAAACAACTTATAAATAATATAAAAATTATAGATGGACTTAAGAAAAAAAATGAAGAGTTAGAAAAGAGTAAAAAAGCAACAGAAGAATTAAAGAAAAAATTTACTGCAATCGGTGAAGAGATTGAAACTAGCATAAAAGATAACTTAAGGGAGGCAATAACAGGAGCGCAATCTTTCGGTGATGCAATGACTAATGTATTGAATAGAATCAGAGATAAGATTATTGACTCACAAATAGATAAACTACTTGACGGCTTTGCTGAAAATGTTGGAAAAGGTGCATCTGGTGGTGGTGGTAAAGGTATAGGTGGTTTTATTGGGAGTGTTCTAGGAGGTTTATTCGCAGAGGGGGGCAACCCACCAGTAGGTAAGCCATCTATTGTTGGTGAGCAAGGTGCTGAAATTTTTGTTCCTCGTACCGCTGGAACGATTATTCCAAACGATCAAATAGGTGGCAGTGTAGTTGTGAATGTCAGCGTAGACGCAAGCAGTTCAGCAATTTCTGGCAGCGATGAAAAAGGTAATCAATTCGGTCAGGAGTTGGCGATAGTTATACAACAAGAGATAATAAGACAGAAAAGAAGTGGAGGTTTACTTGCATAATGGCGGATTTCGACACAGCGGTAAATATTAAACCGACTTATGGACAGGTAAAGAACCAAGCACCAAAACAGCGTGTGGTTTCTCTAGGTGATGGATATGAACACCGCTTGACTGTGGGATTGCAACAAAATCCAAAAGTTTATAATTTAACTTTTGTTGTTTCACAAACTGAGGCAGAAGTNATTGATGGTTTTTTAAGGAGTAGAAAATTTAAGAATGAAAGTTTTACTTATACCCCAGAAGGAGAAGGCTTTACCAAAACAGGTACATATGTTCAAAATGATGGTTCAGATGCAAGTGCTTCAGGAACAGTTATAACTGCAACTGTAAATAATCATGGACTATCCGCTGGTGATACTATTACTGTTGATTTTTCAAGTGGAGCTACTGATGGAACTTATACTGTTCAAAATGATACTGGAATAAATACTTTTACTTTGACTGCTTCTTCGGCAAATATTNCCTCTACAGCATTATCAATAACAAAATCAGGGCAAGGTAAATACAAATGCGATAGTTGGAATACTACCATCCCATATCTTAATAGATGTACAGTTACAGCTACATTTAAAGAAGTATTTGAACCCTGATGGCGATACCAAATTCATCATTACAGAAAGTTAATCCTTCTGCGATTATTGAACTTTTNAAACTTGAACTNNTNGAGGGAATCCATTATGCAACAGGAAATCCTGATTCAGTTACAACTGTTTATAGGTTTCATAGCGGAACAAGTTTAAAAACAAATAATGCTATTGTTTGGGCTGGTGATACTTATGACAGATATCCTGTTGAATGTGCTGGTTTTGAACTGTCTGGTGAGGGTGCGATTGCTAGACCACAAATGCGGATAAGTAATGTTTTATCTTTATTTACAACACTAATGGCCACTGTTAATAGTTTTAACTTTGGAAATGATCTGGTAGGAAGTAAATTTACAAGAATACAAACTATGGTTGAATTTATTGATGCGACAAATTTTGCCAATAATCTTAATCCCTTTGGTACACCTGATACATCTAAGGAATTGCCAAAAAGAATATATATTTTAAATAAAAAAAATTTAGAAACAAGAGAAATTGTTGAATATGAAATGGTTGCCGCTGTTGATTTACCAAATGTTGAATTACCAAGAAGAATTGCAACAAAAAAAATATTTCCAGCAATAGGTGATTTTATTTAATGAATACTTGGGAAACTTTAATTTTTAAATATATAAATAAAAAAAAAGATCAAGAATGTTGTGGTCTTTTAGCAAAGCAAGGTGATAAAACAGTTTTTTTTCCTTGTAAAAATTATGCAGAAGATAAATCAAACAACTTTTTAATATCTCCTGATGATTGGATAGAAATTGAGGATAAGGCTAATATAATTGGTATAGTTCACAGTCACCCAAAAGGAGATTTGAATATGTCAGAAGGCGATATAAAAAAATGTGTTTCTCTTGATTATCCTTTTTATCTTTTTAGTATTGAAAAACAAGACTATAAAATATTTTATCCAAAGGATTTTAAATGAAAAAAACAAAAATAATTCTTTATGGAAAGCTTGTCAAACTTTTAGGGCAAAAGATATTTTATGCAGAGTTGCATAATGTAGGTCAAGTTTTTAGTTTTTTACAAGCAAATTACCCACAAATACAAAATACTTTACTTAAAACTAACTACTGCATTAAAGTTGGTAAAAAATATGTTGATGAAAAAAATATTAATTTTCCATTGAGTGATCACACTTTAAGATTAGTTCCTGTTGCTGAGGGTGCTTTTCTTGGTGCAGTTTTTGGTTTTGTTGCAAAAACACTTATACCAAAAGCTGTAAAGATGCTTGCTGTTAATGCAGCTACTAAAACAGCTTCGCAACTCTTAGGTGGCGCACCAAAACCACCACAACATACAACACAAGCACAAAAAGATAAATCCATATCTGGTGCATTTAACAACATCACAAATACAGTAAATGCTGGTACTGCCATACCATTGCTTTATGGTGAAACTATTGTCGGCAGTATCGTGGTTTCATCCGCTGTTGATACTGTACAATTTTCTGGAAAAGGTAAGGAGAAATATAATATATAATGTTTGATCCAACAAAGTCGCTAAGTGTAAAGCCACCAAAAAATCCAAAAGGCTTATCAACTGTTCAATATGCACTTCTGGTGGAAGCATTAGCAGAAGGTCAGATCGAGGGATTTCCAGCACCAGTCGCTGAGAATTTTAAATTAGGAAGTTTTAATTATAACCAAGCTGCAAAAAAAAATATATTTTTCAATAATACACCAATTTTAAGACCTTCAGCTGATTTGTCTGTGTTTGATGAGGATGGGTTGGTAGATGTAGACGAGGGTCAATTTAATTTTAAAAACATTGGACTAGATTTTAGAAATGGTATAGTTGCCCAAGGGTCGACCAAAACAGGGAACTATTCAGCTAGTGCTAGTTCAAAAAAAACAACAATAACAATAACAAATCATGGTTTTCTTAAAGGCGATGTTTTAAAGATTGATTANACCCCCGCTGGCGGACAACCAGCAATGAATGAAAGTGGCTCTTTTTTAATAGAAAGTGTTACTGATTCAAATAATTTTTTAGTTGAAAATAAGTTGGTTTTTCCAGCAACAAGTGAAGTCAATTCAAGCGGTACCTGTTCTGTGTTTTTACAGGCACAACAGCCAATCGAGGGACTTATATCAGTAGAAACGCCTGTAAACTCTGGAACATTAGGAACTGAAATAAAAAACGATACTCCTGTAACTATACAAGTCCCACATGATGCAAACAATCCAGTTGACGAAGTAAGAGTAACTATAGGGGCAGATCAATTCACTAAAAAAAATGGAAAGGGAGCAACGACAGTGAAGTATAAAATTGAAATTGTAGATAATGATGGCGCCGTTTATGCAATAGAGGATACGCAATATCAATTAAATAAGAAGGATAAAAAATTTGATCAAATGAGTATAAAAGGAAAAACTACCAAACCATTTTCTAGAGATCATATAATAAAACTTTTAGATTCTTATTCATACCCAGTTTCTGTAAAAATAAGTCGTGTTACTAAAGATACACCTAAAAACCCATTTGATAAAATTAAATTTACTGGATTATCAACAATAATTTTCGATAAAAATATTTATGCTGGTATTGCTCATATTGGTATGAGATTTGATTCACAGCAATTTCCAAGCCTGCCAAAGCGGTCATATTTGCTTAGAGGAAAGAGGATAGCCATACCGCACAACGCGTCTGTTGACACAAAAACAGGTGGGTTAACTTTTAGCGGTTCTTTTAATGGAACTTTAAAAACTACAAAAGAGTGGTGCGCTTGCCCTGCTTTTGTTTTATATGATGTTTTGACAACTGAACTTTCTGATTTTATAGATTCAACACAGCTTGATGTTTATTCGTTTTATAACGCTTCTGTTTATTGTAATGAATTGGTTGAAAATTTAGTAACAGAGGGAGAAAAGGAGCCAAGGTTTAGTTTTAATAGTGTTATAAGTGATCAGCAATCCGCATTTGAGGTCATTAATAATATTTGTTCAAACTTCAGAGCAGTACCTTTTTTTAGCGAGGGGTTAATAAAAATAAATCAGGACAGGCCACAAACTACACCTGATTATGTATTTAACAGAAGTAATGTCACAGAAGAAGGGTTTTCATATACAGGAACTGATGTGAGAGACAGGGCTAATAAAGTATCGGTCAGTTTTTTTGATAAAACATTACAAAAATTCCAATATGTCACAGTGGATTTAGCTGATCTGTTTTCAGCTTCTTCTTTTACTAATGATACAAACGCAAAATTATCTCTTGGAGTTATTCATAAAAAAATTGATGCTTTTGGCTGCACTTCTTTTGGTCAGGCAAAAAGACTTGCGAGATTTACTTTATTTGAAGATCAGAGAAGTACGGAAACTATCAACTTTGAAACAACCATAACTGAAGGTGTTCTATTACAACCAAATCAAATAATCGGTGTAAACGATCCAATGAAAGCTGGCGTTAGAAGGGGAGGAAGGATTGTTTCTGCTACTACTTCAACAATAGTTGTTGATGACATAGAATTTACAGATATACCCACCACAAATACCCCTACAATCAGTGTTATTTTACCTGATGGCACATTAGAAAGCGGTACTATTTCAGGCGTATCAGGGGCGACTATAAGTGTAAATAATATTACTAGAGCAGATGGAACAACTGGACAATCTACATTTACATCAGCACCACAGTCAAATAGTGTTTTTGTTGTTGAAAACACAAGTGTTGCTTTAGCTCTTTATCGTGTTTTATCAGTAAAAGAAAATACAGATACAAAAACTTATAGTGTCAGTGCAATCACATATCATTCAGATAAGTATGATTTCATAGAAACTTTTGAGAGTGATTTATCATTACAAACAGCACAGACAACTGTTTTAAATGAAATTATTGATGCCCCAGAAAATTTAACCATTCAAGAAGAAATTTATGCAGAAAACGGACAACTTAAAAGCAAAATTATAATTTCTTGGCAGCCTGTATTGGGGGCGGTTGGATATAGAGTTGATATAAACCCACCCGAACAAGATTTTTTCGAGATAAATACCCAGTCAACAACTGTTGATATATTAGATGCACAGCTTGGTCAGTATGATATTGACGTATTTTCTTTAAATGGTGCTGAAATTGCATCAGGTACACCAAATACAATAGAAAATTTTGAGGTTGTTGGCAAAATTGGTGCGCCAGATGACTTAGCTGGATTGACAGTTGAGCCTGTAGATAAAAACTTTGTAAGACTTGCATGGAATAAATCAGAAGATATAAGCGTTATCAACGGAGGAAGAATATATATCAAACATACAAACCTTACAACTGGTGGAAGTTTTCAAAATTCAAGTCCAATAATCGAAGCTGTCGCTGGTACTTCTACAGATGCGATGGTTCCAAAACTTGCTGGAACTTATGTTATTAGGGCTAGGGATGCAAATAATACTTTTTCTGAAAATGCTCAAACAGTTCAATTTACCTTAGATGATTCAGAGGCAGATGATGAAGATGCAATTACAAACATAAATGAAGATGGAGCTAGTTTTGGCGGTACAAAAACAGGCTGTACGATTTCCCCAGATGGCAATGGTTTGGAAATGACTTTAGTGGGCGATGGAATATTTGATGAGATTGAAGATTTTGACACATTAGAACCCAACCTAGATCAGATTGGTGATGTTGCCACAACTGCAACTTATGAATTTACAACTACTGGCGATCTTGGTGCAAATAATAAAATGCCTACACATTTTATAAAAAATATTGCAGCAACTACATTTTTACAAAATACAACGATAGATACAAGAAATGAAATTGATTTATTTTCTGATATTGATGGTACAAAGGTAGACGAACCAAAAGTTGATTTATTTGTTGCCACTACTGATGATGACCCTAGTTCTGGCAGTCCTACATTTACTGCATTTGAAAAGTTTAGTAATGCTACTTTCAAAGGTCGTGGATATAAATTTAAGGCTGTATTTACTTCAACAAAGCCAGATGAAAATATTAAGATAAGTACATTAAGAGCTACAGGATCACTTGCACCTAGAACAGAAACACAGAGAGATGCGACCATAACTGAAATTTCAGGAGGTGCAAGTGTAACGCCTGATTCTGAAGGTTATATTGCAAGCGGTTCAACTGGCGTAAATGTAGTATTTTCTAAACGTTTTAAATCACCCCCTACAGTTAATATTTTTCCAAGAGCTAGTTCAAGAGCAAATACAGTTTATTATCAACCAGTACAAGTGACTGAAACAGGTTTTACTTTAAGATTTATTGATAGTAGTGATTCAGTTACATCTGTGCTTTTTACATTTACTGCAACAGGTTTTGGAAAAGGTGATACATCATAGGCATATCTTCTTTTTTACTGTAAACTTAAATTATTAAATAAAACCTAATGGCAAGAGTTGACGATACAGGAGGAAATGGATTTGTTGTTGACAATAATGTTGGCTCGGTTTTTCGCACGAAGATAAATTCTGCTTTTGCTGCAATAAATTCACTTAACTCAGGATCAGGCGACCCATCAATAACAACAGCATTTCAGCCACATATTGATACATCTGATTTAGCTTTAAAGATTAGAAACGGCTCAAATAATGCCTTTATACAACTTGGAGTAATAGATACAAATTTTGGTATAAATAAACCAGCTTTCGCTGTTAGGCCAAGTGGAGCGCAAGCAATAGCAAATACAACTTTTACGATTGTTAATAACAATACAGAAATTTTAGATACAGACAGCGCATACAATACTTCAACTTATAAATTTACAGTACCAACAGCCAAGGCTGGAAAGTACGTTATAGGCGGTCAGGTGTGCATTGATGACTTGCAAGATGGTGATGCCATACAAATGTCCTTTTATGTTAATGATGCACAGCTAACGGCATATGGAAAGGTTTCAAGGGCTTATTGTTCTGCGGCTGATGTGTTTACATCAGTTCATGCTCAACTTATATTGGATTTATCAGTTGGAGATACTGTGGCACAATACGTTGAACATAATGAAGGCAACAATCAAAATACAGTTACGGCTGAAACTTGGTTTTATGGTTATAGGTTAACGGTGAGCTAAATGGCACAACACGATGGAACTATAGATAATGGAACGGGAAATGCTGTAAGAACAGACATTAATAATGCTCTGGCTGCAATAAATTCAAATAACTCTGGTGCATCAGATCCTAGTACAACATTTGCCTACCAATTTTATGCAGACACAGGAGATAACACGTTAAAAATTAGAAATGCAGCAAATGATGGTTTTGTTAATGTTTCTATTACTGGTGGAATAGGGACAGAAAATTTTGGATTAGCACCATTATCAGGAGGAACCTTCACAGGTGATGTAACTTTTACAAGTAATGCAATACTTGATAATCAAGCTGA